TTGAAAACGCTGCGGGGGACGATATCATTCTTTCGCAAGGTTCTGGAGCCAATGTCACTGTTCAAAACGGTAAAAACGTCATTGTCTACTGTGATGGAGCCGGAAGTGGCGCGGCAGTTGTAGACGCTCTGGCAGACCTTCAGATTGGAACTCTGGAGGTTACGGGGGTAGCAGCTATTGACGGCGCTTTGACGCAAGGCGGTGCATCCCAGTTCAACAGCACTATCACCGTAGGCGTGGACGATACCGGATATGACGTTAAGTTCTTTGGTGATACTGCCAGTAGATATTGGTTATGGGATACATCAGCAGATGGTGTTGTTCAAAGAGGAGCATTAACAGTCGGCGTAGACGATACCGGCCATGACGTTAAATTCTTCGGCGCTACTTCCGGTAGATATTGGCTATGGGATGAATCTGCTGATGGAGTTGTACAACTTGGCGCCTTAACAGTCGGTGTAGACGACACAGGCCATGACGTTAAATTCTTCGGCGCTACGTCTGGCGCATATCTCCTGTGGGACGAAAGCGCCGATGATCTGAAGTTAGTCGGCGCGGCAGGGTTGACCGTTGCTGGCGATGTTGATGTCGATGGCACGACAAACCTCGACGCAGTAGACATTGATGGGGCAACCCAGATTGATGGAACCGTCGCCGTAGGCGTGGACGGCACAGGCTACGACGTTAAGTTCTTCGGGGATACGTCAGGATCATATGCCCTTTGGAACCGGGAGGACGATGACTTGATATTGGCGGGTGCCGCAGGGCTGTCTGTAGCGGGGGGGAGCGCTCTTGCAACACTCACTACAAGCGGCATAGTTTCGGTTGACGACACCACCGACAGCACCTCTGGCACCACAGGCAGCATCCACACTGACGGTGGGCTAGGTGTGGCGAAGGATGTGTTCTTTGGGGGGGATATCACTGCGACCAATGCCGCCGGTCCCACCGTCCTGAATGAGGCAGCGACTGCAACCAACCCGACGTTTGCCCCCAATAAAGCCGATCCTGATACGGGCGTTGGATGGGGAACGACAAACGAACTTAGCCTTATCACTGCTGGCACTGAAGGGATGCGGATTGATGCAAATGGCGCAGTCACGATGCCATTGCAACCGGCTTTTTGTGGCTATGTCAGTTCTTCTAAAGCAAATGTAACCGGCAACGCCGTCGCCTACACGGTAGTCTACGACGGTGAGACTATTGATCAGGGCGCTGACTTTGCGACGAGTACTTTCACAGCCCCGGTTGCTGGTAGTTACCTTTTGACATTTAGGTGTACTTTGGGAGAATTAACTCCCACAAACACCGATGGGTTTATCCGCATTGTAACATCCAACCGCAACTATGATCTCTATTATAATCCCGGTGCTATGGAAGCCAGCGGGGCTTACGGGATTGGAACAATAGAAATGACAGTTTTCGCTGATATGGATGCAAGCGACACTGCCACGACTTTGGTGACTGTTAATCAAGGAGCGCAAACAGTTGATGTACACGGAACGTCAACGACGGAATTCACAACTTTCTCTGGCTATCTGGTAGCTTAAAACCCTGAAATAAGGAGCCCGAAATATGGCTACGACCTTCACCGTGACAATCAGCGACGACGACAAAGTCGCTTTGGACAACGACCTCCTCGACGTTGACGACTGGATACAGCAGGCTGTCACCGGCAAGATCAACAACTGTAAAAAGCGAATGGCCCAAGAGGCAACACGTGTTCTCAAAGCCGATGCGAGTGTAACAAACATGCCCGCTGATGACGACGGGCTGATATCCGCTCTGGCGGCTCGTAGCGACTACAAAAACCGGGCGGAAAGGGAAGCGGCGTGAACGACAAAACGAGTCAGAGATGAACCTGCGACGGGGTGTTGTAAGGAACCGTTATGCCGCTGACGAAAGTCCAGTTTCGACCCGGAATTAACCGTGAAAGTACTTCTTTTGCGGACCAACAGGGCTGGTTTGATTCTGATTTGATCCGCTTCCGGAAAGGTCGCCCCGAGAAGATAGGGGGTTGGTCCAAGGTCAGCGGCTCGTCCGTCCTTGGAACAGTGCGGTCGCTAAAGAACTGGATCACCCTCGGGGCCTTGAAGCTTATGGGGGTGGGGACGCAGATAAAGTTCTACATAGAACAGGGCGGAACCTACAACGACATCACACCAGTTAGAGCCACGGCCACTCTTGGAACTAATCCCATCACTACAGGTAGCGCTGGTTCGGGTGAGATTACAGTTACTGCTACTGGACATGGGGCAGCGGAGGGGGATTATGTTACCTTTAGCGGTGCAACGGCTACCGATGGTCTTACGACGGCGGACCTGAATAAGGAACATATTATAACGCAGGTTGTGTCCGGCAACAGCTACAAGCTGGATACAGGGGGAAGTGCTACTTCCGGTTCTACTGCTGGAGGTGGCACTGCTGTTATCGCAGTATACCAAATTCATATTGGTATTGAAGAGTCCCTTCTTGGCCCCGGTTGGGGTTCCGGTTACTGGGGTGGTGAAACCCTTACCTATTCCCAAACCACCTTGGACGGCGGCATAAACGACAGTGTAACTTCAATAGATCTAACGTCTGCTTCTGATTTTGAAACCGCCTCAACCACTACAAGTGCTGCGGTAGCTTTTGGAGCCACCAGCATAAACTTAGCGGATAGTTCTGGGATGCCTTCTAAAGGCACAGTTCAAATAGACAGCGAACTTATTTCGTATAAGACTAACTCAGGCACTGTTCTTGGTGATATCACACGGGGCGCTAGTGGAACTACTCAAGCTCTCCATGCCAGTGGTGCAACAGCTACTTTTGCTGGTTTGATACAAATTGACGATGAATTAATCTTTTACACAGCAAAATCAAGCAACGACTTAACAACCGTTATTCGTGGTTCACTGGGCACTACCGCTGTCGCCCACGCTGATGATGTTATTGTTAAAGAAGCCAACGGCTTTTATGGATGGAGTGATACCGTAGCTCCGTTTACTTCTGGTGAAACACGTTTATGGTCACAAGACAACTTCGGCGAGGACCTTGTCCTCAATGTGCGGAATGATAACATTTACTACTGGGATGCAACGCTTGGTCTGGGTAACAGGGCGTCGGCACTAAGCAGCCAGACAGGCGCTTCCGATGCGCCGACGACAGCCAGACAGGTGATTGTCTCGGACACAGACCGGCATGTAATCGCGCTGGGAGCAAATACCCTTGGCACTACGGCGCAGGATCTTCTTCTTGTTCGCTGGTCCGATCAGGAAAACGCGGTTGATTGGACGCCTACTGTATTTAATACATCCGGCTCCCGGCGTCTCTCGTCCGGATCGGAGATAATCACCGCCGTCGAGACCCGACAGGAGCTTCTTATATGGACCGACGCCTCTCTTTACAGCATGCGTTTTGTCGGCCCTCCCTTCACCTTTTCGTTTAATCTTCTGGCGAGCAATGCTTCCATCATTTCCCCCAATGCGGTGGTGGCAGCCGCGGACCGGGTTTTCTGGATGGATACAGAGAACTTCTTCATGTATGCGGGGCAAATACAGGCCATCCCCTGCACCGTCCTTCGGTATGTCTTTGACGACATAAACCAGGAGCAGAGTCTGAAGTTCTTTGCCGGGTCCAACCGGATGTTTAACGAGGTCTTCTGGTTCTATTGCTCTGCCGACAGTGATGACATAGACCGGTACGCAAAATTCAATTACGCGGACAACACCTGGGACATCGGCTCCTTGTCACGAACCGCGTGGGTCGATTTCGGTCTCCACGACAAGCCACGGGCTGCGGGGGTCGATAGCAGTCTAAACTACATCTATGCCCACGAAACAGGGACCACGGCAGATGGTACGGCTATGTCACCGTTTATTGAATCTTCGGTCTTCTCTATCGGCGACGGGGAGCAGTTCGCTTTTATAAGCCGGATTATCCCGGATATAGACATCACAAGCTCGGATTCCGACACTTCCGTGAATTACGTCCTGAAGACCCGTAATTTTCCGGGGGACACCCTTGCCACCAACTCCACGAACGCCGTCACAAGCACCACGCAACAGTCTTTTGTCCGATCCCGGTCGCGCTCGGCGGTCCTTCGGGTCGAGAGCAGCGCGTCGGATGTCGCATGGACCTTGGGTGATGTGCGGTTGGACATCCGACCGGACGGGCGGCGCTAGTGGCAAAGTTACTTGAAACCTCCCTTCCGTTGGTAACACCGGAATACGACTTTGATACGATGATGCGCCTTGTGCGTACCCTTGAGGACGCCCTCACCCGCACTGAAATCCCTTCTATAATT